AAAGATGGAAAGCGCGAAGCGCATTTATTGGCTTCTAAGTGGCGCAAGGTGTCTAGTGATAACTAGAGCGCCGGCTGGTAGGTACTGCGATTACTGTAAGGCTCAATGGGGCAGGGTAAAAGATGACTGGCACCCTAAAGCTAAAACTCAGGCTGTAGTAGTCTGCACTTCTGAAACTCATCAAGGTAAATTTAACGAAAGAGCCTACTGCGAAGCGCATCGAGCAGAGATCTCTACTATGCCAGATGGATCAGTCTGGCCTTTAAATGAGCAGATGGAAGTCGGTAGGAAACTGCTTGCCGGTAGAGCTGCAGAAAAGGCTTACGCAGAAGCAGTAAAGGCGGCCGAACGTGTTTAATCTAAACGATTACGAAGGTGCGGCCTCACGTATAAAAAGGGTCCACGATAACTACCCTATGAATAGATTTAATATTAGGGAGTTAAAGATCGACCATGATAAAGGTTATGTATATGCCGTTACCGAAATCTATCGAGATGCTAACGATCTAAATCCTGCTGCAGTTGACGTAGCGTATGAGGCTAGATCTGATCGTGGCGTAAATCGGGATTTCTGGGTAGAAAACTGCATCACCAGCAGCTACGGAAGGTGCGCCGGCTTACTTCTAGGGGTCGATAAACGGCCTACTAAAGAAGATATGGAGAAAGTACAGCGCCTTAATAACGAACCTATAAAGTCTGACTACGTGCCAAATTCTAAGCCGATAGTGCCACTAGCTCAACAGTTAGCAGATATATCAGAAAGTTTAGGTGCTACTGAAATTGAAAAGGCTCCTATCTGTAATCATGGAGTAATGGCATTAAAGCAAGGATCTAAAAATGGCCGCGATTATTACGGCTATACCTGCATCATGGGTAAAGCTAGTGGCTGCGATTCGCTCTGGTATAAATTAAATGCCAGTGGTAAATGGGTGCCACCAGCAAAGCCTGCTTTTACGGTATCGCCTACGACCGGTGCTAATGTCGATGACATGCTGGCAGGCAATACGTGATGGGATACGTAGAGATAATACAGCAGGGCGTAATAGCCCGGCTTGAAGGCGGCGAGTTAAGATCTGTAACGAGAGCTGCATGGTGCGATAAATGTAATACCTTGCAGGATCCTATAGGCGGTAAAGGTATAGAAGTCTTTAACGATACAGATAGGCAGGTAGTCCTATGGATCTGCTCCAAGTGCCGCAAGTTATAAAAGTAATACTAGATCACGCGCAGGAAGTCGAAGCTCATACCGTCGGCTTCCGCCGTATTTTAGAAATTAACGGCCGTCCGGATCATGCTAGCAGAGGTAATAAATCTATTAGTTACCATGAATATATAGCTGAGTGTTCAGAAGCAGTAGGAGCAGAGATAGCCGTAGCACAATATCTAGGCATGAAGAACTTTACTCCTACTGTTAATACCTTTAAGACTGAGGCCGATATAGGCGCTCGCATAGAAGTTAAGTGGACCAAGTACGCAGATGGTCACTTAGTTATTAGGCCTACTGACCGAATTAATGACGTAGCTATCTTGGTTACAGGTCGAGGCCCTGTCTATTGCATAGCTGGCTGGATACCTATAGTCATGGCTAAGAAGGCTAAGTACCATCATGCTAGTTATTACGATCACTGGGTACCACAAAATAACCTATTCCCTATTGAAGATTTAAGGAAAAGTATCTATGGACCAGATAGCCTTTAACTGCCGGCAGTGTAAAAAGAAAACTACCGGTAAAATACTCTTAGAGTTTACCGAACTATTGCCGCCGGGCCTTAAAGTATTGGAGTGCCAAGAACCTAAAAATAATGGCATCTGCGGAATACTAGGGGTCGAACTCATCACCGACTTGCCGTCTGACCTGCGGTTATAGTGCTATTACTTGACCTCGCTATTGACAGCATCGGTACGATTCACTCGCGCAGGGCGAGCCGCAAGGCGATCAGCTCGCTAGGCGCAGTGATTCTATTAGGCGTATTGTGTAGTAACGCTAATGCGGCTACACCTGTAACAGAAATATATAAAACCTATGCCCATATAAAACTAAATAACCATAAAGAATATATATGTTTAGAAGCGCTTTGGACTAAAGAAAGTAATTGGAATCCATATAGTAAGAATAAGAAGAGCACTGCATATGGCATACCACAACTACTTAATATGAAAGAGCGTGATCCATATAAGCAAATAGATTTAGGGTTTAAATATATAAATGCGCGTTATACTACAGCTTGTAATGCATGGGTATTCTTCAAGGCTAAGGGTTACTACTAATGAATAGAGGTAGTGATCCACGTAAGAGCCGTACATATAAAAAGCAAAGGTTAGTCGTACTGAATCGTGATGGTTGGACGTGCCATTACTGTCATAGCGATAACGCAACTACTGTCGATCATCTAATACCTATCATTAAAGGCGGTGATCCATTGTCCTTAGATAATCTGGTGGCCTGTTGCAAGTCTTGTAATTCTTCAAAGGGGAGCCGAAACGCGCCCTTTTTTTTAGCGCAGAAGGCGACCCCCCTTATCTTTCGTTCCAATATCTCCCCGATCACCTCTAAAACGGTCCAGAGTGGCCCTGCATTGGGCCAGCCCGAACAGAAGTACAAGTAATGGCAGTCAGTCCTAAACGGCCCCTACTGGGGGCCATAGAGCCACGATTATCCAATAAGCCTTTAACCGGTAAATCTAGGGGTCCAGAGGTAGGCGAGTTAGCTGCATCAATAGGAGCGCCTTTAATGGACTGGCAGCAGTGGATATTAAATGACATGCTGGCCGTTCGAGAAGATAACACCTTTATTCGTAGATCCAGTCTGGCAATTATTAGCCGCCAAAATGGAAAAAGTTTTATAGGCAGGATCAGAGCTGTAGCCGGCTTGGTTTTATTTGGCGAAAAGAATCAGCTCATAATGAGTAGCAATCGTGGCATGGCTTTAACTAACTTTCGCGATATTTGTTATCTGCTAGAAAATAGCGACGAATTGCGAAAGAAGGTAAAACAGATCAGATATGCAAACGGTACGGAGTCGATCGAGATTCTGCCGAAGTATGGCGGCGGCCGATTAGATGTAGTAGCAGCTACGGCAAACGGCTCGCGAGGACGTACAGCCGATTATTTATGGATAGATGAAATTCGCGACATTATTCCAGAGGCTTTTGCTGCGGCTATTCCAGTCACTAGAGCACGTCCTAATTCTCAGACTTATTTAAGTTCGAACGCCGGAGATGCTTTTAGTTTGACCCTTAATGATCTACGCGAGAAGGCTTTAAGTAATCCGCCGGAGTCTTTCGGCTTCTATGAGTACTCAGCGCCTCAGTGGTCAAAATTAACGGATCGTAAAGGCTGGGCGCAGGCTAACCCCAGTTTAGGAACCTTGATTAGCGAAGAATCTATAGCTGAGGCGTTATCAATAAATACCGTAGAAACTTTCCGAACAGAAACGCTCTGCCAGTGGATTAGTAGCCTAAGTAATCCTTTCCCGGAAGGATCTATAGAAGCGACTAGCGATATTACTTTAAAGATGTCACCCGGACCCCTTACAGTTATGGCTTTCGATATTAGTCCTAGCAGGCGCGACGGAAGTTTAGTAATGGGCCAAATAACGCCGGAAGGTAAATACGGAGTATGCGTATTAGAAACTTTCCATAGTGACGTGGCGATCGATGAGCTGCAGGTAGCGGTATCAGTAAAAAAATGGTGCGACCTTTACTATCCGCGAGTGGTCTGCTTTGATAAATGGACTACGCAATCTATTGCGGATCGCCTGTCCAGAAACGGCGTAAATGTTAAAGATGTAAGCGGAATTAACTTTTATCAGGCCTGCTCAGACCTTCACGATCAGCTTTCTAATAATCGCTTTATTCACTCTGGGCAAGAATTACTAATCCAACATTTTCAAAACTGCGCGGCCAAGATGAACGATAGTTCGTGGCGTATAGTCAGAAGAAAATCGGCCGGACCAGTCGATATCGCCATAGGCGCTGCTATGGTAATTCACGTACTGGTCCAGCCACTCGAAGCAGCTAAAATCTATTCTTAGTTTTCACCTACATAGCCAATTAAAGCCTTTATCAATACGGCACTTACCGTAGTGTGCTCTCGCTTGGCTTTGGCTTTGGCTTTAACCCATAATTTATCGGGTATGCGAATAGATCGAGCCGGTGTATTACTCATTTAGTCCTATTAGCGAACATATTGATTACATTATCTAGTTCGTCGTATCGGGTCATGCTTTGAGCGGTAATATCGTCGCGCATGTAAAGATCAAGCTCTACCGCTACATTATGAAGCTGTAGGGACAGATCCTTCTTACCTAGACGATCTATAAGGTCGATAGCGTTATCTAGCATCTCAGTAATCTCAGTTACTAAAATGCCAGTACGCGGATCCTTTAAGCCGGTCGTCATTATTTACCTACGTGGCAAGGTGAGGCGAAATCTGTAAGAATTATCCAGCCTTCTACGTCGTCTGAGTGGCGAGTAAAAGGAGCGCGGATAGCCTTTAAGAATCCTTCAGCAATAACTAAATCGGTGTATTTATCAAACCAATATACAAACTGCCAGTTAAAATTTTGTGGCTCTGGGGTAAAACGATCGGCCTGCTTATGCCAGTCGATACCTTGCCACTTCATAGAATTACTCCATAAGTACTCGAAACCTTCTGCATCTATCTCTATTTGTACTTTATATAGTAAATTTACTTCTTTTATCATTTTTAGCCCTTCTGTCTAAGACGTTCGCTTAGCTCAGTGGTATAAAGGTAATGCCCTGTCTATACATAGTCAATACACGACACGCCATTAATATAATCTCAACTCAGGTGGCGGTGGAGGCGGTGGTGAACTCAGCTAAAAGCCAAACTCAGGTGGTGGTGGAGGCGGTGGTGAACTCAGCTAAAAGCCAAACTCAGGTGGTGGTGGAGGCGGTGGTGACTAAATAATCCGACACGCAGGCTTAAATGTAGTTTTATGCTTGACAAATAGGAGAAAATGCTCCCTATGGGAATACTGCAGACTCTATCTAATATCCTACCTACGCGAAAAGTAGAAGCTCAGTATTCTCCTGCGATAATGGATACGAATTACGGTTACGGATCCTTTAACACTGGTGTTAGCTCTGGTATTGGTCCGGGAATTATGGATCGTCAAGCTGCGATGCAGGTACCAGCAGTAGCAAGATGCAGAAACCTTTTAGCCGGCACAGTTGCCTCGCTTGATTTAGAATTATATAAAAAATCTACTGGCAAACAATTACAGTCGCCAGTGTGGTTAGACCAACCAGATTTAAGACAACCACGAAGCGTTACGATGGCTTGGACCATTGACTCATTAATTTTCTATGGGCAGGCTTTTTGGCGTATAACTTCTTTGTACGCCGACGACTTACGACCTTCTGGTTTTGAGTGGATCGCTAATAACCGTGTAACTATTACTACTAATAAATATGGCACTGAGGTCGAATACTATTCAATTAATGGACAGCGCGTACCAGATAGCGGAATAGGATCTTTAGTAACTTTTCAAGGATTAACTAATGGAATTTTATTAACCGGATCTCGCACTATCCAATCTGCACTTGACGTAGAAAAAGCCTCAGCAGTTGCATCACAGACACCGATGGCAACTTCTGTGATTAAGAATTCCGGTGCAGATTTACCAGAAGCGCAGATAGCAGGATTATTATCATCATGGAAAGCCAGCCGACAAAATCGCAGCACTGCTTATTTAACTTCTACTTTATCTGTAGAAAATATAGGGTTTTCTCCTAAAGACATGTTATATACAGATGCGTCCCAGTTTTTAGCTTGTCAGGTTGCCAGACTAATGAACGTACCGGCCTTTATGATTTCTGCAGAAATGAATAACGGTTCTAGCATGACTTATCAAAATATTTTAGATGCACGTAAAGAATTTGTAGCTTATTCGCTGCAGCCTTATATTTCAGCCGTTGAGAATCGTTTATCTATGAACGATATAACTGCTAATGGAAATATCGTAAAATTCGCAGTGGACGATACTTTCTTACGTGGTGATGCTATGGATAGATTAAATGTAATAGAGAAAATGCTTTCTCTTGGTTTAATTGATGTTAATCAAGCTAAAGAGATGGAAGACCTAACACCCGATGGAAATGTAAACCCAGTAATAGACGAAGAAGGTATGTAATGGATAAAACTATGCACTTAAATTTAGCAAGCAGTATAGAAAGCAGCGATGCTAGCCGTCGTTTAATTTCTGGAGTTGTACTGCCGTTTAATGTTATTGGTAATACTTCAGCTGGCCCTGTAATTTTTGAAAGTGGTTCGGTTGAAATACCAGATGCTAAAAGAATTAAATTACTAGCACAGCACTCAAAAAATGATCCTATTGGCCGCGCTCAATCTTTTCAAATTACTCAGGATAAAATTTATGGCACTTTTAAAGTAAGTGCTAGTTCTAAAGGTACAGATTATTTAACCCTAGCTGCAGAAGATTTAATTTCTTCTTTATCTATTGGGGTAGATGTTTTAAAAGCAAAAGAAAATGAAGATGGAGTGTTAGTAATTTCTAGCGCTCGTATGACCGAAGTGTCTTTAGTCGAAAGCCCAGCTTATAGCGAAGCGATCGTAACTAAAGTAGCTGCTAATGAAGCAGAAGAAGTACCAACTCCAACACCTACCGAAAGCGAGGCTATCTTGGACGTAAAAGCTCCAGAGCCAACAGAAACACCGGCGGAAGCGGCTACTCCAGTAGTAGAAGCCTCTCGACCAATAATTACAACTCCCTACAATGCTTTAAATTCTCAGACTGTACGTCATGGAATTACAAGCAAGGGTGCCTACACAATGCACAAAATTAAAGCTGCTATGGGTAATGATGAATCTAAACTCTGGGTAACTGCATCAGAAGATATGTCACTAACTGCAGCAGGCGATGATTTTTCTTCTGCTGGAATTGGATTTAATCCAACTCAGTACCTTTCATCTATTGTTTCAACACAAGGTAATTTCGGTCGTCCTGCTATGGAGTGCGTAAGTCGCGCTACTTTGCCTGCTTCCGGTATGACTATTAATCGTCCAAAATTTACAACTTATCCAACTGTTACTGTTGAAGCAGAAGGCGGCGCAGTAGATAATACGGACGCTGTTTCGGCCTTCTTGTCAGCCACAGTGTCGAAGTACAGTGGTATGCAGACAATATCGATAGAGCTTCTAGAAAGAAGCGATCCCGGCTTCTTCGATGCAATTACTACCGAGTTACAAAATAATTATAATAAGGTTACCGAAACTGCATTAATCTCTTTCTTAACTGCACAAGGTACTCAATCATCTGCACAAGCAGCCACAAGCGCCGGCTTAATTGCTTTCGCTACTGAGTCTGCACCTGCAGCTTATTTAGCTACTTCTTATTTCGCTAAGAATTATCTATGCGGATCTAGCCAATGGGGATTATTACTCGGGGCTACCGATACTACCGGGCGTCCAATATATTCCGCCGCTAACCCAATGAACGCTGGCGGTAACGTTGGTGCTTCATCTGTTAAAGGTAATTTCTTAGGCCTTGACTTGTATGTTTCACGTAACGTAGTGAGCACTACAATCGATGAAAGCGCTTTCGTAATTACACCAGAAGCTATTACATGCTTTGAAAGCCCTACGGCTTATATGTCTGTAAATGTAGTTTCTAATTTACAAATTCAAGTTGCCATTTATGGTTATATGGCACTAATGGCTAATGTCGGCGCAGGCGTACGACGTTATAACCTAACCTAATAAGTTAGATAAATTAATAATCTCTAGGGCTTAGTAGCCCTTAGCCCTAGAGAGCTAGTCGAAAGGATTATCGTGGCCGCAACTTATACGACTATGCAAGAATTAAGAGATAATCTTGGAATTGGCACTTTATACGC